AGATGCTGGGCGGGGGGTTGCAAAACGGGGAAATGGCAATCCTCGCGGCGCGCCCGAGCATGGGCAAGAGTAGCTTAGCGCTGAATATCGTAGTGAACGCCTGCTTGGACCAGGATAATCCGCGCAGCGCGGCGGTATTCGCCCTAGAGAGCAACGCGGCCACGCTGCTGACCCGTATGATGTGCGCGGAGGGCCGGGTAGACGCCCATCGATTCCGAAGTGGCTATCTGAACGCAGATGAACGGCGCAGGCTCCAGTTAGCCATCGCACGGTTGGCGGACTCGCGTATTTGGATCTCAGATAATCTGTTTCAGATAGCGCAGATCGCCAAGGAGGCGCGGAGATTAGTTAAGGGAGAAGGATGCCAATTGGTGGTGGTGGATCACCTCCAGTTGGTCGGAAGCCGGGGGAGAGCCGAGAACCGAAATCAGGAGATCGGTTCACTTTCGCGAGAATTGAAATTGTTGTGCGATGAGTTGATGGTGCCGTTCTTGGTTCTATCCCAATTGAGCCGCGCCAATGAAAAGAGGCCCGGAGACAAGATCCCTATCCTCAGCGACTTGAGGGACGGGGGATCAATTGAACAGGACGCAGACACAGTTATGTTCATACATCGGCCTGAGGTTTTTAAAAGGGATGACACCACGCTGAAGGGCTTAGCCGAACTATATCTAAGCAAGCAACGCAACGGGGACACGGGGAAAATTGACCTGACCTGGATAAGCGGGTGGACAAAGTTCGAGAATCGCTCACGTGATATGTTTAATGAACCACAAGCGTGATATTTTGAAGTCAGTTCAACCTAAGGCGGGTCCGCCGATCAGCTTCACCTGTTCGGCCCCGCCAAATCCTGTGAAGAGGATTCAATGCGAACATCACTATACTATCCGCTCAGGCTGACCATCCTCAAGACCTTCCGTAAGTTATGGAAGGGGCAAATGAGATGGTTTTATCTGTGCCAGTGCGCTTGCGGGACAACGAAAGAAATCTACAAATACTCCGTAGACTACGGACTCACAAGGTCATGCGGATGCCTTCATAGGGAGGTTCAGCCAGAACGCGGTAGGAAAACAAGAACCCATGGGGACAGTGGGCATAACAACAAGATTGCCGGTGGCCGAACGAATGAAGCGCCTGAGTACAATGCTTGGCGCTCAATGATGAAGCGCTGCTACGATCCAAAGCACGACTCCTATCCGTCTCACGGGGGTCGTGGAATCACGGTATGCCAAGAATGGCGCGATGCCTATGAGCCATTTCTAGCGCATGTCGGTCGCAGGCCAACGGCCAAGCATTCCCTGGACCGCTGCCCCGACAACAATGGCAACTACGAGCCGGGGAACGTGCGGTGGGCAACATGGGAGGAACAAGCGCGTAATCGCCGTGATAACGTGCTATTGACATGGGGCGAAAAGACTCAGTGTGCGAGCGCGTGGGCTGAGGATCTCGGGTTTAACGACCGCCATACGATCTATGCCCGCCTGAAGATGGGATGGAGCGTAGAGCGTACATTAACAACGCCTCCGAGGAAGCGCCGGAACAAGATGGCTTGGGGCGATTTACCGGAAGGGTGAAAATTCCAACATTGGAACTTTCGCCTTTTTGACTACCCGCATCTGGGGGTATTGATACGTACAGAAATAAATGAGAGAGTTTCTTGAGGAGATTTTTCCATGTTTACCGCAATCCAGTCCGCGCTTGGCAAGCACTTCAAGGCCATGTTGGCCAAGCGGCTATTTTCCACGACCTCCGATGCGGATTGTCTGTGGAACACCTATTTGAGCAGCTTCCCAGAAGGCTCGAATCCGATCTACAAGAAGCGGACGGAGTACGATTGTTCGTGCTGTCGCCACTTTATCAAGAACCTCGGTGGTGTCATCAACGTCATTGACGGGAAGGTTGTGACGCTCTGGGATTTCAAGATTGACGGGCCGTTTCAGGCTGTCGCGAACGCGATGGGAGCCTATGTCCGCAGGCATGTCATTGACAACGTGTACCTGCACTCAGAGCGGATGGTCGGTGCCGCCAATAGCCGTCAACTTCTCGAAGACAAAACTGTCAAGACGTGGGATCACTTCTACGTCAACCTCCCGGATTCCGCCGTAGTGAGCAAGGCACAGATCGGGCCGAAGGGATCAGAGTCCCACGCTACGCATGACGTGATGAAGCGCGGACTGTCGGAGATCACTCCCGATGCGGTTGAGACAGTTCTGGAGTTGATCGCGCAGGGTTCACTCTATCGCGGCGAGGAGCAGAAGTTTGCAGTTACGGAGTTTCGTAAGCTACTACAGCACTTCGTGTCTTTATCTCGACTGTCTCAGGAACTATTCGTATGGGAGCACATGGAGGGCGTCCCTGAATCCGTCGCGCGAATCCGCAACACCGTCATTGGCACGCTACTGATGGACCTCTCAGAAGGCAAGGATATGGAGGACGCTGTCAAGGGATTTGAAACGAAGGTCGCTCCGACCAACTACAAGCGACCTACAGCGCTCGTCACTAAGGCAATGGTCGCGCAGGCGCAAAAGACGGTCGATGAACTGGGTTTGACGACGGCCCTGGAGCGCCGCTACGCAGTGATCGATGACCTGAACGTGAACAATATCCTGTTCGCGGATCGGGCGACCAAGAAGGCCCTAAATGTTTTTGATGAGATCGCGGCAGGCGCAGCGGTCGATGTGAAGAAATTGGGCAAGGTGGAAGAGATCCCCATTGCGGAGTTCGTAGCTAAGGTTCTACCGACAGCCAAAATTGTGGAGGCACTGTTCGAAAACCTTCACGCGGGGAGCATGGTCAGCCTAATTGCGCCGGTGGACCCCACGGCCAAGCAGTTATTTAAGTGGCCGAACGGGTTCTCTTGGTCCTACGTCGGCGATCTTGCCGACTCAATCAAGGAGAGGGTGAAGCAGGCTGGGGGTAGCGTGACGGGAGACTTCCGCGCGTCTCTGGCGTGGTTCAATTACGATGACTTAGATCTGCATTTGAAACTGCCTAATGGGGTCGATATTGGCTTCCAAAACAAACTCGATCTCACGACGGGAGGAAATCTCGACGTGGATATGAATGCCGGAAGCGGTACTACCCGCGTAGCGGTCGAGAACATCACATTCCCGAATCGCCATAGGATGGCTCAGGGGCGGTACACTTTGTTCGTCAGCCAGTATGCTCAGCGAGAAACCAAGGATATTGGCTTCGAAGTTGAGATGGATTTTGATGGGACGGTCCATAACTTCGCGTGGGCGAATGCACTTAGGACCACACAGAATGTAGTCGTCTGTAAGTTCAATTACGACCGCAAGGAGGGTCTTACGATCCTGGAAAGTCTGCCGTCCAAGCAGGCCACCAAAACCGTCTGGGGCCTGCCCACGCAGACGTTCCACCGCGTCCGGGTGGTGATGGTCTCGCCCAACCAGTGGGATGGCCGGGAGATCGGCAACAAGCATTATTTCTTCATGCTGGACGGATGCTTGAACGACGGAACCGCACGTGGATTCTTCAATGAATTCCTCGGAGAATCACTCACGCCGCATCGCAAGGTGCTGGAGATGGTGGGAGCCCGCATGAAGACGGACACCTCCGCGTCTCAGTTGAGCGGACTGGGGTTCAGTTCGACGCAACGGAACCATTTGCTTTGCCGGGTGACTGGATCGTTCACCCGAACCGTTAAGGTTATGTTCTAGATCCAAATCAAAATAAAGAGGAGACTTCGTACTATGTTCGATAAGGCTGTCAGAATGAAATTGCGTTTTGCTTCCCCACAGGGAAGTTTGACGGCAGAGGATCTGTGGGACCTGCCATTGACCTCCACGCGGGCGAACGTCGCGAACCTCAACAACATCGCGAAGGCCGTTTCGCACGACCTAAAGGCAGAAGGGGAGGAGGATTTCGTCAACCCCAAGAGCGGCGCGGACGAGGTACTGCAACTGAAGTTGGATATTGTCAAACACATTATCCAAGTGCGGCAGGCCGAGAACGAGGCTGCGCGGTCAATGGCCGAGCGTAAGGAGAAGAAAGA